ACCATTTTATGCTCGAACTATCTAGAAGGGAACATCTTATAGATGCTGAAATAGAAGCTATTAAGACAGAACAAAACAGGTTAAAAATACGAAAGAAAGCCGTGGAAAGTATGAAAGATTACTTTAACAAAACACTGCTTCCTATGGTGGTAGAAGAACTTGGAGATGACAATGGCGTTTACGAAACAGGAACAGCTAGATATAAGTTGTATGAAACATACGGACCAGTAGTGATAACTAACGCAGATGAAATACCTGACGCATACAAAAGTATGGAGATGGTTGAGAAGATTAATAAGAAAGAAGCACGAAAGGTCTTAACACAAGGTGAAAATATCCCAGGTTTTTATACTGAAAAAGTAAAAAGAGTACGGAGAAGTTAATGAGGATTCTTAATGGAATATTAAGAGGAAACATAATTAATAACCACTATAATAAAGGTTTATACATAACCATATTTAATCTAATGAGATTTGGTATATTAATTATATCTAAAGATAAGTCAGCAGGTATTGACATATCATTATCCGTATACAAACTAGGGACACATCTTCACTTTACAATGAATGAGGATAACATATGCCGAGACGAAACAAATCGCAAAAGCAAATGATACTTGAGATGTTAGAGAACGGGGTTAAGGTAACACCTATGTCAGCTTTAAATAGTTGTGGTGTGTTTAGATTAGCCGCTGTTATATTTGAACTAAGACAAATGGGTCACAAAATAACAACATCTAACATAAAGAGTCACACTGGTAATAGTTACGCAGAGTATACTCTAAACTAGTTTATCTAAGAGGGGAGGCTGTCTCTACACAGTCTCTCCTCGCTCCTTCTATATTATGAAAAAAGAACAATTTGAATCTAGATTAAAACCAATACATAAGACTTTTTGGAACAGAGCCTATAAGAGGTTGTCTTCTAAAATGTCAACTCTTATGTCATCTTTAAAACGCAGAAGTAAAGAAGCTGATGTTAAATGCACTATAGATAAAGATGGTATAAGAAAAATGTTTTATGATGTGTATGGTAAAGGCTGTAAATATTGCAACAAAAGATTAGACTATCGCAATATAGCTTGTGACCATATAATCCCCCTTGTTAAAAAAGGACCGAGTACTAAAACTAACTTGCAGTTAATATGCAAGACTTGCAATACTCGTAAAGGACCATTAGATGAAAAAGACTTTTTATTATTAATACAGTTGGTAGGTGAATTACCAGAAGAATTAAGTAAATATGTAATGAGAAAATTAGCCAAAGGAGGCAGGTATTAATGCCAAAACAAAGACCATATAAGGGTATGGATAAAAAACCAGTAACAGAAATGTCGAATGAGAAAATACAGCGACTACTTGATTGGTGTGAAAAAAGAAAAAAAGTAATGTTTAAACTAAAAAGAAAAAACACTACTCAACCCACCATCAAAGTGAATGTAGGAATGGAGTATAAAAAATGAAGACTAATGATAGAGTGTTACAACTTGTTGAAGAAAGACTGAAGTTAGGACAAAAGAAATACGGACAAGACATTCCTTTAAAAGGAGAAGGTGGTAGAGATAACTTAAAAGAATCAACAGAAGAAATGATTGATTTAGTAGTTTATCTAGCGGCAGTCTTGTTAGAGCAATATGATAAAGAAAAGCTAGAAAGGGTTAATAATAGAAAAACAGTACAACCTGACGAACTTGCAATAATCTTTAGAGGATTACAAATGTTAAGTTCTCAAGCTTTTGAAGAAAACCAAATGCAATATGGGCATAAAGTAAAAGACTTAATGCAAAGTATGAAAGAAAATTGTAATTGGAGTGAAGACGATGAACAAAACTTGCAAAGAACTGGAGAATATACCAAGTGTATACCCGGTTCTAATTGCGATTAAAATGAAAGAGTCCCTCATATGTCAGAGTTTGTAACCGAAAGGTTGCTCTGTGAGGTGAGCTACTAGCAATAATGGATTCATTTACCAAGGCAGAACCTTGGTTCCTAGCGAATAGTTTTCCAAAAAGAAAAGAAGAATGACAAATGAAAAATGGTTGGCGTCAGGGACTCTTCCAGATTTGGTACCAGTGCTGTGGACTAGGCTATCGGGTTCGCTACCTAACGAAACGTGGATATTAGAGTCACCACGAACACAGCACATAAACATAACAAGGTCCTGACCGAAGTATGAAGCTATAATAGAGGTTCTTTACACGGTGAATTGTATCTCCTCGCATAATAGTGAATAGTAGGAGGGACCTTGTTTATTTAAGGAGGTCGTTATGACAAAAAGTGAAATAAAGAAAGCATTCAAAGAACACGGTATTCAGCTAGGTGCTGGTGCTATGGACCAAGTAATGTACGAATTGAAATGTGTAGTTAACAGAATGGCAAAGCGTTGTCAAGATGGTAACTTAAAAAGACTTACACCAGAGTTGTTTTATATAGCTATGGGAAAATTAAACGAATAGTAACTAGCCATAGTCAGTTCGTAACGGGGGGAGTTTTATTTATCCTTTAGCTCCCCCTACTTTTAAAAAACATATAAGATAGCAGGGTGCAAACTTTTAATATAAATCTGCAAATATACCTTTACTATCTTTATCTCCTTCTTTAGCATCTTGTAAAAAGTTACCACCTTGTATATATGGTAAACCTGTAAACTTTTCAACAGCATAAAATGGATTCTCTATAGCTCCACCCGGTCCCACAACATCCTTGATGATTCTTCCAAAGGGTAATAACGTATACAAATAGTAATCTGTCATTTTATCCCATTGTCCATTTACTAAACCTTCATACAAAGGTTGGTCAAATCTTAAAATAGGTGGCTTTACAATACTAAGCACACCTGCTGGGTGACCAAAAAAAGCTCTTTCTCTTTCTTTATCGTCACCAAACATTTGAGAAGCTACATCTTGGAACCAATTCCAAGGAGCTGGAAGTGCATTATCAAAAAGACTATACATAAACATACTAGATAATCCGTATACCATAAGGTCAGCTTGTACTAATCGCTTTGCTCTTTCGTATGACGGAGTACCCGGTGTAAAACCCCTTAGTTTAGCCTCCTGTAATAGGTCTTTTCTAAAACGCACTGAGTTCCAGCTCCATAGTTGGAAACGAGACATCACCCTACCCATAGCACTGTTCGTCCACATTGGTCTAAAAGGAGCGGAGTATAAAAACTGTGTAGCTTTAACTCCTTTCCTACCCATCTCTATTAAAAAAGGGTGGTTATAATCTCTTATAGCACCACCAAAATTTTCTTTAGCCTGTATATAGTGTGCAATAAATGCGTCTCTACGAAGAGTTCTTTCAGGTCTACGCATAAACCAAGATGCTTTATTCCACATACTATCTGTAACTTTATACTTTCTAGCTAATGCTCTTAAATCTGTATCACTATACTCAGGATTTCTTTTAATCTTTTGAACAGCATCATTTAAAAACTCTTTAAATCTTCTACCTCTAATCTCTTTATTAAGACCAGCTTCATATAATAAAAACTCTTCAACAATACCAAGGCTCTCTACCCATTTCTCTACATCTCTCATACTACGCCAGTTAGGGTTAACATTTGTTTTTAAGTAATCAATGTTACGAGCTTTTCTTAAATTACTAAGACCTGCACTAATAGCTGTATGAACCTGACCACCAAACAAGTTAGTAGCGGCAGACTTAGGGTGAGCAAGTAGTGATGCCATTTGCCACTTAGCTTCTAAACCACTCCAATATTGCAACTGACTTTGACTATACTTGTTTAATTCAAGAATGTCTTTATCAGTAACTTCGTACTTTTTTAATGCTTTACTAGATATACCAAGTGTTTTGCGTATAGAATCAATACGATTTCTTGCGTTGTTATCAGCAAACCATTTATACGGAGTTAATCCAATCTTCATAGAAGGGTCGTTCTGGATAGACTCTGGTATATCAACAGGATAACCCATAGATGACTGCGTATATAATTTTAAAAAGTTAGCCCAGTTA